CGCCCGGAGCAACGCCGCCAATATCTCGACGGCTGCCAGCGGCCACTGTCGGCAGTGGTGCAAGCACTTCTGATGCAGCTCTTGATATGTCAGCTACGTCTGACCCTCTAACTCTAGTTGTTGCAGTGACGCCCTCTCTAACCTTCACGGCGGTATCTAATGCGTTTGGAGTGATTATACCGCTGGCGGCGTCAGTACCTTTACCAGAGACTGCCCTCTCAGCCGTTAACAGAGCTCTGTAATCAGTACGTGCCTTTTTGAGCTGTGGGACAAGTTTTGGATTGTATTTTAAGACGTTACGCTCAATCATATCGTCAACGACTTCTAGAACGTCATTGGCTAAGTTGTAGTTTATTTGATCTTGAGATTTAAGAGATGACTGCATTACTTTTCGTAAATTTTCTCTAGCTAATTTAAGTTGTGCATAAGAAATTGCATCTCCAGAGACTGAGCTATTAGAAAATTCATCTATTATCTTTTTAGTCTTTCCAACTATTTTACCTATGGAAAGCATTTCATTGGCGTCATCAAATAATCTTAAAAGTTTTTCACCTTCACTTATGTCAAAGCCTTCTTTTACAGATGCCTCTGCGTCATCAAAAATTTTCCCAAGCTCTTTAGCTCTTTTATCAATTACATTAGGCGTAGCCATGCCGTCATCAATACCAGCCCTCTGCAATACCATTTTTGTTAAGTCTGTTTTCTGGCTAAGTGTAGGCTCGACGACATCCTCTAATCTTTGTAATTGCGCGGATCCTGTTTGCTGTCCGGCGGTAATATTTTCCATTCCCATTTGTTTCAATAGATCTACGTTCTGAGCTCTCTGTGAGCCCGGTACGTTGCCATAAATTTGATCGGGAGGGCCAAGGGTCATTCTTCTAGTAATTGGCTGCGTGATCGAGCTGGCTACGACTGGCGCGCCTAATGCCGCCGCAAACCTAGCTAAATTTTCGTACTCGGGTGCATAATTTCTGGCAGTCTGCCCGGCTGTTTCACTTGCTAACGCCGGGACTAAACTCTGCGCTATAGATCTAATCGGTCCCCCAATTGGCAATGCCGCTGCGCCTCCAGCAAATTCTGCTATCGTTCCAGTATATTCGCCGGGGACAGTTTGAGGCTTATACTCAGTGGCTCCGCCGGTCAGGTCTGAAATGCCTTGTCTAAAACTTGGGACATTCTCTGGCAATAGGCCAGCAGGGCCAAATAGCTTACCAAAATCTTTCATAATATCTGAATAGTAGTCTAATTTCTCACCTTCTACACCCAGAGTTCTCATAAGATTTACGGCTTGATCAACGCCGAACTCCTGCGCCATAGGCAGTAAGTTAGCAACGAAGTCTAAGGCTGCCCCAGCGCCAGCTCCGGCCTTTGGAAGAGATTTAAGTATATCCTCTCCCGGGCTAACTTCCAGCATCGCCTCAAGTCTTAATTTTTCAATTTCTAACTTTTCGAACTCTGCGTCCATTATTGCGGCGTCAGCATCACCCTCAGGCGTACCGGCGTTGAGCGCGTTTCTGATCATAGTCCCAAACTCTTCTTGAGACTTTTTTACTTGATCTAATTTAGCTTGTACTTCTTCTCTGTCTGCCATTTATCTACTAACCATTACTAGGTGGGTGGGTTGAGCCATTTTTTTCTGAGTTCTTCAGCGTCTTTTTCAGCTTCTTTATATGTTGGGTTTTTCCTTATAGCGTCATTAAAGTATAATTGAACTTCTTTAACAGCGGCTCTTAAATCTGCCTCACTACCTCTACCATCAAGTAAACTTTTAATTCTACTCTGAGCTGCTTTACCTTGTTTAGTTTCATTTTCAGTAATTTGGCCGCCACCTTTTAATTTTACAAAAATTTCTAAAAAGTTTAAACCGTCTAACTGATCCACTAAACTATTTATGTTGGTGAATTTCGGGGCTAACCCATACTCTGCAAAAATACTGTTAAAGAAACCTTTAACGCCAGATACTTGACTTAAATCTTGATCTAAAAGAGCGTCAATTAAATCCAAGCTTGTTGATGCAGAGGATGCCGACTCTACACCAGTCTCAATTTCCTCAAGCCTCTTATAAAGGTTATCAACTTGAAGTTTTATAAATGGCTCCATAGATGGACTAACGGCCAGCATATTTGTTAAATTTGCAATTGTAGCTCGTATTTGATCTGGATCATTTAACGTGGCAGCATTTCCCATACTGCCCATCATGCTGCCAAGCATATTTCTCTGGGCCAGAGCATTTTCAGCTTTTCTAGCTTGGTCAGCTCTATCTGTAAAATTAGTCATTAATGATGCAACGGCTGTACCCTCTTTACCCTGCAAGGCACGCCCGGCGTCGGCTATCCCGGCATACACCAACATACGCTTCTCATCCGCTGTGTATCTTTGGCTGGGCGGCTTCATAGCAGCCTCTTGTTGCTGCTTCATTAAGTCTAGAAGTTGTTGCATCTGAGGGGTCATTCCAGTGACCGAACCACTAGCTCCAGCTCCAGCCCCAGCTCCTGCACCAGCTCCACCAGCTCCACCAGCTCCACCAGTTGCAACCGGGGTAATTTCTGGGGCTACATTTTTTACTTCTAGTTCTGGATCTACTGTATTTATGCCAAGTGATACCATCTCTTCCATCGTGGCAAGCTCACCGGCCATAGGCTTGTCATTTGCATTTGGATAGAAGTTTAAGGCTTCTAATTTTGCTATATCATCTTCTGTAAGAGAATATTCCATTAAACAGTCCTCCCACCAAATATTAATGGGTTACTAGTTAAACCAGATCCAGCGGCTCCAAATGCTGCAAAAGGCCCCATACCGCCCATGCCAAGGCCGCCAAGTGCCTGTAGGCCCATTCCGAATGTCCCCATAGGATCTCTAGTAGTCGTAGTACCAATCCCGGCAGGGAATGCCTGAGCTCCACCAGTTAAAGCTGCAAACTGTGTCAATGGGAATTGCATCTCAGCTAAATAATTATTGTATGCGGCGTCTAGATCTGCCTGAGTTAAGGCCCTATCAGTCTCCCCGGCTGCCATTTGAGCACCTAATATGTCTCTCGTTGACTGTAGACCCTGCAAACCGCTTGCGGCGAGTGCGCTAGCAGATCTCATTGCAGACTGGTCCTCTGCCCCTAATTGTCTACTGGCTAAGTCATACGCCCGGGCGTCTAGTGCAGCCTGTCGCTCACCCTCGTACACGTCTCTCCTATCGCCAAATGCATTTGCCTTTATAGCCTGAGCCTCAGTGCCTACTCCCTGTTGTGCAAACTGCCTATTGAGCATAGGAGCCATTTGGTCCTGTATATTGCCAAGCATAGCCATGCGCTCTTGTGGCGTCCTGTTTGCTATGCCTCGATAAATGCTAGAAGCCTCAGCTAATTCAGATGGAAGACTTAGTGCACCGTAACCTCCTAACGCATCTCTTTGAAGTTGAGTTAACTCTGCCGTCCTATTGCCAGTAAATGGTTCGAACTCCATTCCGGCTACTACGTCAGCGGCTGGCCTTACAATGTCCTCAATGTAACTCGCTTGCATGGGATCCATTGATTGCGTTTGCGTTTTTTTACCCATTTTAAAACTCCATCTCAAAGTGACGATATGTTTCTTTAAATCCGTTTGCCTTTGCAAACTTAGAAAAACCTATACGTCCGTCTGCTTCTATTGCAGCCAAATTACCTTCTTTTGCAACTCTCTTTAAGGCATTTAAGGCTGCATTCATCCAAATTTTCATATCGGCTCCGCCCATGAATTCAATAAATAGTGTGTTTCTGTTAGGGTGCTTTACGACGCTTGTAGTAAAAGCGGCAATCAGCGTGTCCTTCAAATATACGCCCCAGATGAGGCTACGGCCTTCAAACATATCAGCGACTACATCCTCTATAGACATATTTCGCTCATTTGCCTTTATTGAGCTTTCTAATAGTGGAAGGACTTTCTGAACAGATCTCTCTATATTATCCACCATAGGCTCAATAGTTATTTTGGCCGTCTTTGCTGGGAATTCTACAACATTATTCAATATTTATCCACCCCAGCATTTACCATGAAGAAAGAGCTGCCCGTTTCCATATGGCCGACGATCCATCATAGTTCGCAACACACACATAAATGTAATTCGTATCCCAGCTAATCATCCCGGTAACGTCGCCAGCGGATCCTGTATTTGCCGGGGGCGTTGCGTGCTTCATAGCAATTTGTCTAAAGGCGTCATTGTGACTGACTACCGGGTAACTATTAACGTCGTCCCATAAAAAAATTCCATCGACGGATGGGTTGTCGTCAGAAGTCTTAAAAAATAATTTACCCAAATTTCTGGTTAAAAATAAATTTAAGTCTCTGCCCCACTGTCGCATATCAAGACCAATAACTGGAGGTGTGACCGGCATCTATCGTCTACCTCCAGATTTTGTTTCTAATCGCATAGTTCCTACACGCCAATTTGTTGCCTGATCACCCTCGACACGCATTCTTAATTGTCTGCCAGTAAATCTAACTGAAGTCGGGTTGCTTGGATTAAATGGTCCGTGGGTTGTCTCCGTATCATTCGGATAAAGTCTAGTTTTAAATTTTAAATCTACATCACCCTGTGTTTTCTCATCGGCGATTACATCGGTGACCCTAGAAACCAAATCACCTTTTCCGAGCGAAATTGGTCCTGTCTCGCAAAATATTGATCCTGCATCATAGTTAAGACCTTGCTCATGGTTAAAGACCATTACCGGCTCTATCACGTTTGCAGTGCCTCCCATTCCGCTATGAGCCGTACAATAATAATAAAGCGTTGAAGGCGTACTATCTGTAACAGTTATTTCTGTATAAGCTCCTGCACTTCCGGCTGATCCTGTTGTAACAACATTTGAGCTGTAAGCCGAACCGCCACCATGCGTTCCATTAGAGGTTGTAGAAAATTGCAGCAAATGTCCAATATTTGAACTATTTGACTGGTCAAACCGATACACATTTCCCTTTTTGAGAGTTAACGTAGGAGCCGCGCCAGAATGATCGGAAATAAAATACTTATTTCCACCGCTGTCGGCAACAGTCACATTATAAGTAATGTTTTGACTATACTCACCACTCAAAACCGGCGTCCTAAATACTCCCCTAGAAACACCTCCAGTTCTCGATAAATTTCCTATAAGCCAGTGGTTCTCCAGTAAATCGTATGCAACGTACCTGTCTATCTCTAAGCTATTTGCAGAGGGATAAAACCACCAGACTTCGCTAAATTCTGTATTACCAAACGCCCAAATTTTTGACTGTTGGTTTACGTTTATATCGTCAAAAACATAATCGTGAACTTCACATGGGAGCTCTTTAACGGTATTACCATCAAATGTAAAAAAGCCTTTTTGCCCCATCCAGAATACACCCATATCAGTATCGACTGCACTCATTCGAGAGACTGCCCCGGATGATGTTCCCACCCTATCGAATTGATAAATATACGGGGGACCCACGTATCGGGCTGTGAAGGCTGAGGTATCGGTTATGATTAATGTCTGACCTCTTGTCTTAACGCCCTGCATGATCTGGCCCACATCGCTTAGGGTCTGAGAACCGGCTTGGTTTGTCGTTGCAGCGGTCCACAGCGTGTTGTCTTCAAAATCGCACCATCTCACTAAGCGAGGGTCACCGCCAGCGCCGAGTAAAAATATAAAGCGCTCCTCGGTGACGACTAATCCAAGATTATTAGTCGGGGCATTGGCAACCGGGGCAGCGACGGCTGATGATCCAAGTTGCCACTCGACTAGTGTCCCGGTGTCATAGTGAACTCCAACCAAATACTCAGACCAGTTGTCAAGCTGCCACGACGACGCCTCAGAATAAGTTCCCGTTGCTGGTCTTTGCGTACCATAATAACCAGTCCCATAAAAACCACCACCAAAACCTAAATTTAACCCGGCATCCTCCCGGCCAGTGGTCATTGAAGTCGGTGTAATGTCGTAAGTTGTCCCGGAGCCCGTCATGGCCGTTAACTCATTATGAGATCCTGCCGCAAAGTAAGCTGTTCCGTTATTGCTTTCCCAAGCGTGCGCGCCTCTGATTGGATTTGTGCAAAAACCGTTTTTAAAAGTTTGCCATCCATTAATAGGGCGTAAGGATCCGTCGCGCCATCTGACTAAGCTACCATCGCGCCATCTGTTACTGGCGTCGAGTTCAGTGCCGTTTCTGTAAAATCCTGCTTGTAATTTTAATGGTACTAATGGCATATTATTTCCAGTGTGCCGCTGTTAATCGGTGAATGGTCCCAGTAGCACTAGCATTACTTCCGGGGTTGTTTTGAGTGCATACATAACTCGTGGTTCCTAAAGAAGTGCTTTCGTCTTTCCAAGCGTAGTGATTAGTTGCAAGCTCTAAATCAACTTGCAGTAATTGATCAGAGTTGGTCACTGTTACATTATTATTGTTTGCAGGAATAGTATCTTCGGTAACTCCTGCACCAATTGTTATGCCATTATACTGAGTTGAAAGAGATATGGTCTTACTATAGCCCGAAGTGTTGTTGGCATTTTCGGCTGCGGCTGTAGCTGTAGGTGTGGCACTATTGTATCCAGTAATTTCCCAACAATAAGCTGTTGATCTCCCACTGCCGCCATTACCAGAAAGGTATTGCAAACCAGATGCAGATGTTTCCAAATAATATACTGCTGACATACCGTTATGACCATTGGTTGCAGCAAGTGTCATAGCTGAACTACCTAGGTTTACGTATGTATTTTGATATCCCGGAATGCACATACAAACGACAACAACTTTTGTGCCAGTACTTAGATTTACATACCCTGCCGGAAAGCCATCGCCAGTTGTTTGTGTAAAGCCTTGGTAAGTAGCGGTAGGAGCCGCCGCAGAAACGCCATAATAATCATTAAATCTGTTTTGTGCGCTTGAACCTTTTCCAATCATATCGCGTATGTCAGCATCATTTAAGGCTGCTTGAGTGCCGCTAGAGCCTCCTGCCTCAACGTGAATTTGGTTTAAGGTTATTTGACCGCTACTTGGGAGAGGCATTAGTCACACTCACATTTTTTACATTTACATTGCTCTAGTTCTTCTTTTAATTCTTTAATAGCTTCGATCAACAACCCAGCAAGTTGATCATATTGAACAGTCTTATATTCCATTCCATCTTGCCCAGTAAAAGCTAGTTTTTTACTTTCTACTGCGCTTGGCAAAACATTTTCTATTTCTTGAGCGATTACTCCGGCACTGTGTTTACCATCTTCATTATAAGTAAATGTATATCCATTTATTTGAGAAACTTTATCTAAAGCATTTTCTATTTTGTTAATGTCATGCTTTAAACGCTGGTCAGAAATTGTTGAAGAATAGCCAATAACATTACCATCGACGTGCAAGTCACCGCCATCCGTAAGCCGCATATCCTCTGCGCCAGCAGTATAAAACCGCATACCTACGTCTGCATCGTAGAATACATAATCAGCGGTATTCCCGGTGTACACGTCCACATTTCCAGATTTACGCATATCTGAATTAAGGGTAAAAGTTAAATCATAAGGATCTGCGTCTGAACCTGTCGAAGTATCAGTCCAGTCAATATCAATGCCACCGCCTTCGACAAATTTAACTTCTTGGCCCCCGGCAATAGTTACCTCTGTTCCGTCTCCATCCTCTAAGACAAATCCAGTGATGGCATTTGTAAGATCTGATGCGGAGGTTGCAACGTCTACTCCGTTAATAGTTAACTTTGTTAAATTAGGAGCTACCGTCCCGGATGTACCATTAAGAGCGTCTGTTAAAACATCTAATCCCGTATTAATCTGATTTCCCCAAGTTCCCTCAGATCCACCTATGGTCGGCTTCGTGAGACTTATAGCCATGTTTTTTCCTTTCTTTTCAGTAGGTTACATACAGGCGTTAATGTTAATATTTTTATGTTATTTGAGAGTAACATATTAGGCTGCATCCGTCCATGCTTCGGCTGGGATCGTAGGACTGAACCAACCTCTAATTTTAAAATCTTTAAATGTATAAGAATATTCGCTTGTTACGGGCCTTAAAAATCGCCCTGCAAACATTGTCACATCTTGACCAGTGTAAGTAAATTGCCCACGGTCAAAAGCTTCGGCAACGCCCTTGAGGGCATCTTGCCCGGTAAGTGTGAATGTCGCATTATTTAAGTCAACATTCATTGCCTTTTTAAATGGTATGTTTTGACCAGTAAGCGTAAATACTTCACTGGCTAAAACCATTCCAAAGCCTTTTTCAAAGACTATATTTTGTCCTGTTAAACTGAACGTTCCGTTATTGGCTATAATCCCAAAGCCATAATCTAAATTTACATTATTTCCAATTAGCGTATATGACCCTGTCGTAAATGTACTCGGACGCCCTGCACTAAGCCCAACAGATTGACCACTAAGCGTATATGTTCCATTTGGGAATACGTCAGTAATAAGTTTAGCTGCGCCCTGCATGGATAGCGTGAAAGTGCCGGTTGCAACTTGTAACTGATAATTTGCATTAGTTGATGCTTGGCCTATTGCAGTAGAACCTAACGGAGCAAAACCTGTCATAATTTACATCCTTTCTATTGCCACTTAGGTCCTTTAAACCATGCTACAAGTGATTTTCTCACGCCTTTAGTTACTGGCGAAACTTGATGTATTAGGTAGCTTGGAAAGATAAGAACAGAGCCTTTTTGCTTTGCATCGTCCATTTCTGGGTTTGGCACTTCTGTAAACTGAAAGTCACCGCCCTCATATTCACTAGGATCACTTAACTGCACAGTTATGGATAGTTTCCTATCTAAACCGTCATCAGCGTTCCAATCAATATCGTGGTGCCAATCATAGTGACCATTCTCTGAAGCATGGTATTCTGTGTATTGTATTTCTGCATTTTTAAATACATTGACGTTAAAAGCATTTTGGCACGAATGATCTACATACTGAAATAAAACGTCTTTCAGCCAATCTTGATCTGTTAACCAAAAAACACGACTACTTCTTAAACTATTGTCTCCGTTGTTAAACGTAGTAGCTTTATTTGTTTCTCCTGCAAGGTTTATAATGTTTTCCACCATATCCTCAGACAGATTTTTTTTATATAATTGCCAGTTCTGCCTCATGCTGCTTGCCTTGGGAAAAAGAATAAGGCTTGGTTTAATCTGTGCCGACTGTAGTTTTGCTCTGCTTCTGAATAAAAATAGGTATCGTCATTTATAGCCGCCCCATGAGGTATGCGCTTTGCGTTAAACAGATAACCCCTGTTAAATTTAGGTTCTAAATAATCAACTATTTCAAAATCTGATTTAGGTTTCCAAGGGTGTCGGTCTTCTTCTGTTTTTTTGCCGCCGTATCTGTGAATACTTGCATATTTATCAGTATAGATATTTGTTCCATTTGTTTCAGCTTCATTTAAATATACTATACATACCCAACCATCGTCTTGATGTGGAAACCAGAAATTTTCCTCGTAATTATTCCAATCTGATTTTTTCCACCTCATAAAATTAGTATCTAAAACGTCTGACCCATCTTCTTTATAAACATCCATATTTTGATCTTTGAGAAGCTNNACAACCGTCTTCTTTGTAAACATCAAAAGGTTGATATTCTGTATCTAAAATCTCCACAAGTTGGTCTGTATATTTTTTTAATGTTGGTTCTTTTCTATGATGACGCAAATCAAAAAATTCATTCCCATGTAAAGGATGCTCTGTCATCACCCGATTAGGAGGTCCTGATAAAATCATATCCATAATATATGCAGGGTGATCGTAGAAATTATCTATTTGAAAAGAGCGATTTCCAAGTAAGTTTATTTCTTTTATATCCATTTTTAAAAAGAACCATCGGGTGCAGAAGGCCAAGTAACTGAGTTTGGAAAACTTGATTGCTGTGGAACATCTAACAAAGCTTGTCTGTATGCTGTCCACTGAGATTTTTCGTCACTAGACATTGCCTCCCAACGTAGCGGATTAGAAATAATAAGGTCTAAACTTGCTAATCTAAAATCTCTTTCCATCCTTATAAGCCTAGCTTTTTCTGCGGCCACTTCTTCGGCTGAAGGAGCAACATAAGCCTGTTTATCGTCACCAATTAATGTAAGCAATGCGCTGTTATCAATTGTCATGTCAGTGTCATCAGCATCAATTGTGTAAGGTATCCAACCGCCTTCTGGGTGATTTATTTCAACGTCAACACGGCTACCGTCCTCTGCCATAACTTTTGCGTTACGATATTCTGTTATTGGAATAGTTGTTGTCATGCGTACCTCACAAAGACTGATGCGTACATATCTATACGACTTAAAGCGACCGAATTGTTGTAATAACCCAATGCACCCATTAATCTCCAAGAACCACTACAGGTTTGGGTTTTAGAGCCAACGTATGCTGAATAAGTAAAAGTGCTAGATGGGTTAAGGCTACCACCACCTACTGTACTGCCTCCAGTTCTCTGTCCTGCACCGTTCCAATGAAGAAGTGCATAAGAACCTACACTATTCCAAGATGTGGTTGCGTTTCCAGTCGGGCCAGTCGGGCCAGTCGGGCCGCGCGGTCCCGTCGGGCCAGTAGGGCCCGTAGGACCGGTCCCACCGGCACTACCGGTACTACCGGCCGGACCCGAGGGCCCCGTAGGCCCCGTAGGGCCTGTAGGACCCGATAATGCGGCGTTAGTAATTGTTGCTTTTTTCCAAGCTGTAGCTGTGCCATCGTATACTGGTATAATATCAGAACCAGACAAACTTGTTACTGTAGACAACCCTGTTAATGCACTCGGTAAAGCTGTAGCTGTAACGTCTGCACTAGATGCCACCCCATCAAGCTTAGTACCGTCAGTAGCTACGTTTCTACCATCTACATTGCCAGAGACAACAACATTACCAGTAATTTCTACACCGCCAGCCGCCGCTACAATTTTAGTTGCACCGCCTGATTGAAGTTTTCCAAAATCGTCAGCTACAGAAGTTATAAAAACCTTTGCGCTACCACTAAGTGAAACTGCACTACCGCCACCGCTACTTTCGGATGGGGAACGTGTCAGGGTAGTACCACCACTAGAAGAATAGGTTCCTGTTCCCAGTTCCCAACTAGTTCCCTCCTCTATACAATATGCTACAACATCGCCATTAGATACCCCTGCATCAGCAAAGGTTTGGTAACCAGTGTCAGCCGTCGTTAGAGTTAAAGTTCCAGCCCCCGAAGTAGAGGTATTCATTTTGGCCCTATTAAAAAGTTTTGCCATAATAAAACCCTCTTACGTTAGAGTTAAGATACCGTTTGTACCAATATCAATAGTAAAAGTATCACCGTCGTTTAGCGTCAATGATGAACCATAATCGTAATAACCTACAATCGGATCGGCTGGTGATGTTGGTGTATCATTATAAATAACAACATATCTAAATGCTGCCACTGATCCGCCCGACGCTGTTAAAACTAAGTCATCAGCCGAAAGCTTATATGTGCCACTTGTTTGTGTACTTGTGATATTTGCTAATGTTCTTGCAGAAAGATTAGTGTAACTTATTTCCGTAACGTTTGCTAAAACACCGTTACCATCCGATACAACATTTGTACCAGATGCAGGGTCGGTATTGCAAAGCGCAACTTTTAAAGTGTCGCTGTCAAGATCCATTGCATTAGCTAGATTGACCACAAAGTCATTTACTTTTGTAAAACTTGCCATTTATCCAAAACTCCTAATTCTCATTCGATGGCCTGATCCGCTAGACTTGGCCTGTTGATCTTCCATATTTGTACCACTTATTGCGTTTTGATACAACTCCGCCCAAACTTTCGTCCGGGCATCTTCACCTAAGTACGGCGCACTATGTGTTAGGGCTCCGTAAAGATAAATATCTGGGTAGTAAGTTAAAACCCAGTTTGTCGTAATACTACTGCTCAACGCCTCTATTCTTTCGTAGTAAAGCATCTCAATAGTATAATCCTGATCCGGCGTTGGATAAACTTCAAATGATCCATCTACCGGGGCATAAAATCTCGGAGTTCCTGAGGCATTACTCTCGGCTCTTTTGTCCATTAATTCGCTAAGAGTAATGAGCTCCATTCTGAATTCTGTAGTACCCGTCAACATCAGGCGTATGCCCTCGATAAAATCGAGTGGGAAAGCTGTGTACTGAGTATCTAAAAGGGCCACCTTGCGGCTCTCCATTCTCC